ACACAGAACTTTACGGACATAAAGCTGGACCGGATGCAGCAGCACCCTAGCGTACAGGCAATCCGCATCGGCAGGACAAAGCCGTATGAGTGCAGTTACCCTGTGATGGTGAAGAGACCGAGGATCAAGGAAAGGAGCAAGGATGGGAAAAGCAGCAGGGATTAGAGGATACACAGCAGACGAAGTTGCAGAAAGTAGACGTATAGAACTGGAAAAAGACTATGAAAAATGCCGTAATAAGTTTGATGAAGTAAAAATCAGAACGCAATCGGTTAAAGCTGCAAAATTAGAACTTGAAGAGTGCAAACATGAACATGAAAAAATGCTATCAGAATATCGCAGAGATAGTGTAGACAGAGTTTTATCGTACATTCGCACAAAGAAAATTACGGACTCAAATGAATTGGATTTACTGCTGTGCCACTGTCAGAATAAGCTGAACGGCAACATTGAGTTAAATTTGCACTATGAGTAAAGGAGCAAGGATGGAGAGACTGACACAGACAAGTAACTCAGGTGGAGTTACATATACATTTGATTTAGACATAACTTGCCAGCCAAGTGAAGTCCTAAAGATTTTGAAACTGGCAGAAATGGAAGGTGCGGAATGAAGAGAGAAGAAGTTATTTACTGCTTAAAGGCTCAGAGTGAACGGTACTCAGAGGTTTGTGAAGAATGTCCTCTGTACGGACAAACTGGAGTAGATCATTG